AAGTTCATGTTGAACTTCGTAGTGATATATAAAAGTGATAGAGGGTAAGTCACTGTTATATCCTGATGAGGTATATCACACTTACTCCATCTAGTCGTTGTGGCGGAATTGGTAGACGCGCTGGGTTTAGGTTCCAGTAGATTAATCTGTGAAGGTTCAAGTCCTTTCAACGACACTTGACAATCAAACTAAAATAGTTTATGATTGTCATATGGAAAACATAGAGACCACCACCACCCCTCTATGTTTTCCACCTGCGGAATTAGTTCAGTGGTAGAACGTCAGCCTTCCAAGCTGAATGTCACCGGTTCGAATCCGGTATTCCGCTCTGAACCTTAAGGTTCTTATTCCCCTGTGGCGCAGCGGTAGCGCAGTTGACTGTTAATCAATGGGTCGCAAGTTCGAATCTTGCCGGGGGAGCCAGGGCGATTAGCGCAGTGGTAGCGCACCTCCTTTACACGGAGAGGGTCGGGGGTTCGAATCCCTCATCGCCCATTATAAATATTTTTAAAAAAGATGGACGAATTATACCAGTCATTACATAAAGCACAAACAAGTCTTTTTTGTTTAATGCAAAAGACATGGGTATATCATTGGAATGTGGTTGGTTCTGATTTTTTTCAACTTCATGAAGCATTTGGAGAACAATACACTACAATGCAAACTGAGCTTGATAGATTGACCGAACACATGAGATATCTTCGTATGAAGGCAATCACTCAAATTGAAAGAGTTGTTGAAACTTCTGAAATTCCAGAAGCAACAGTGAATCCAAATGATAAGTCTATGGTTTCTCAATTGTTATCTGATAATAAAAAAATGATTGACCTCCTTACATCAGTTATTGAATCAGCAGAAAAATCAAAACAATATACAACTTCAAATATCGCCCAAGATTTGATTGAAACTCATGGTAAATTTGTCTGGATGTTAAGATCGTATTTAAAGGAATGAAAAATGATTTCTATAAGATGCAAAGATTGTAATAGAGAAATATCAGGACACCCCACAAAAACAGTAACTTGTGGATGTCCTAATATGGCAACAATTCGCGGAGATAAAATTTCTGCAGTTGACTTAAGCCGTGTTGTTATGCTAAACTCTATACAGAAAGAACAGAAATCAAATGTTCTTTCATCATCCGATCTTGCTTATCAAGAGGCAAGAAGACAGCGCAAAGTTCGTAGATTGGACTTTGAAGTTCGTTAAAAAACCTGGAAAGGTGGTCGAGTGGTTGAAGGCTCCAGTCTTGAAAACTGGCGAAGTGCAAGCGTCCGTGGGTTCGAATCCCACCCTTTCCGTTTAGATAAATTACAAATTTAATAATTGCTTAATGAGTGTTACGTAATGAACACATAAGTTGACATTGAAATATCTGTGATTATTATATAGTATTATCGCAGGGATAGTCCCATGGATCAACACACCTATGATAATTGGGTGAAGATCAAGGCAACTTTCGAAGCCTCTGGCAATACCAATAATATGTTTTATTATAGAGCATGTGAAATTGTAAAAACTAGAAGAGACCCTCTGGCAAAGTTTCTTGGAGATGAGAAGTGATGGAGCCACCCGATGAATTAGTCAGTCGTTCTGAAGTTCAGGAGATGATTGATGCTGCTATACGAAGGCACAATCGGAATGCTTCCATTATTTCTATGTGCGTTGGTTGGGTTGTCCTTGCTCTATTTGCTGAAGGACTGCTAAGACTAATCGGAGTTATTCCACCTATACTGCCATGGCTCAAAATCACTCTGAATTAATCTACTTAGTTCCTTGGTTTGTTCTTATGGGTATTGCTTTATCTATGATTATTCAGGGGTGGATGATTATGAATGCTCATCGTGGATATTCAAAAAGTCCAAAAGTAAAACATCCAGAACTTAACGACGTTAAAGCGGGAGATCCTTTACTCGTGGTTAGATTTACGCAAGAAGATTTAGACAAGCTTCAACAAAGAGTCACAGAACAAAAAATGATGGAACTATTTGAAGAACCATCAACCTACGAAGACGACGATGATGACGACGACGGATTGGTTCATATTCATTGATTTTCTTTCACATATGCTCTATATGTTTGTAGCGTTTATGTGTGGACTCATTATGGGATACATTATAGGATTTAGAAACGGTGGAGGAATGTAATGCCACACTTACTTGGTAGATTTTTACTCGTGTTAGCAATCCCTTTTGTGATTGCTACTCTTTATATCGGATCAAAGAAAGGAGACTACTATGATTCCGAAGACTATAAAGGTAATGGAACCGCCCATTAGACAGCGATTTCATTTCGCAACATCTGCATTTTCAAGAATGTTTGGTGTAGAACATGTTACTGCACCAATGATAGATTTCTGTTATAATTGGGCAATCGCAGAACAATCAGCCCCACTTGATTGCTTAAATCACGTAGACATATACTTCAGAAACCTATGGGACACTTCGCAGCAGCAGCACTAAACAATCCAATTATTCTTGGCATCATGTGTTTTAGTCTCATTGGAGTTCCCATCCTAGGTATGTGGGCCGTTCACAAATACAACTGGCAGCATTGGGCTCCATTTGACAAAGGACACAAGGACTAGTATAATTAGTAGGTAAGAAACAACGGGGTGTGGCGCAGTTTGGTAGCGCGGATGCTTTGGGAGCATTAGGTCGCAGGTTCGAATCCTGTCACCCCGATTCATAAACACTTTATGAAAATGTATCCAGAACTAAACGAACTTCAATCATTTACAGTCGAAGAGTTCCAAGCAGATTTTGATAATCTGATAGACAGAGTTGAAAAAGGAGAATCATTTATTATACGTGATGGAAGAAAAAGTGCTGTAATAGTTCCATACAATGAAACCATAAAGTATGCATTAGATCAACAAAAACCCACTGTGGATGATGAATTGATACACATCCACACAGATCACGAAGAAGGTTCGTAATTTGATTGGGAGTATAGCTTAATGGTTAGAGCGCCCTGCTTATAACGGGGTAGTCTGGGTTCAACTCCCAGTACTCCTATTGCTCCTTTAGCAATCTGGTGAATGCACCGAACTCATAATTCGGCTAAGGTGGGTTCGATCCCCTCAAGGAGCATAGGACAGAATCAACACTGTCCACCTTGACTTCTTCAAGTCAAACCCTTATAATACTAAGGTCAACATTCAAAACAATGACTCTTACAGCAAAATTCAAGAAAGACGTTTCCACTCTTCGTGGTGCAGCAAATGGTGATTTCTACCTTGATGTAAAGAATCCGAAACTTTTCAAAAAGGTCCGCCGCTACTACGAGAACGAAGGTGTGGTATTCTCTGGTGATCCTCTGGATGATTATGAGATGCTGATGGAATATGTTCTTGCCGATCTTGAATCTGTTGAGGTTGCATGAAAATCATTCTTGAACGGTTTCCATATCGTTATGTAGAATGTGGAACTCTAGAAAATGGGTTCCCCGACTATCGTATTCAAAAGGCAGATAGTTGGACCAAACGATATCGAGATATGTATCTTCTTGATAACCAAATGCAACTTATGACTGCTATTGATGATTTTGAATACACCAAATGGCTTGATCCTGAAGGTGTTCCCTGTTATGTCAAAGATGATGACGAAGACATGGAGAGTCTTTAAAAACCCTGGTCGGGAGAAACCCCCCTTCAGTCACGGATGGACTATAACAGAACTGGTGGAGTCATTAAGACCCCTTAAAACTAAATAACTCAAGAGTTTAATACTTAAACATGGCAACAAAAAGAAGTACAGTTTCTTCAACATCATCTAGTGATAGTTCAAGTGTAGATCTTTCTGGAATTGAAGAAAGGTTGCAAGCCCTAGAATCTCAAGCACACACTCCTTGTGGTGGTAGTGATAGTGATAGAATTGCGGCACTTGAAGCAAGAATCGATGATTTGGTAGCAAAACTTTCCAAAAAAATTAGTTTCTAATATAAAGGTTTCTTGCTCTTATCCTTAAAGGCAAGTGGTGCGGATGGGGTTACCCCGCCTGGTTTCTTTCCTCCAGTCAAAGGGCAAGTGGCGAGCCTGAATTGTAACTTTGGAGGTTGACAACAACCTCCTTTTTTTGTATCATATATAAAAGGAGTTTAGATTAATCTATGAGTGATTATAAGAAAACAGCACTTGTACTTGGTGCTGGTGGATTTATTGGAAGTCATATGGTAAAAAGACTTCGTGCAGAAGGATATTGGGTTCGTGGCGTAGATCTTAAGTATCCAGAGTTTTCTGTCTCTGAAGCAGATGAATTTATTCAAGGTGACTTGAGGGACATGAGCTTTGTCCGACGTGTGATTGAATTCAAGGGAGAACGAGGTAACTTTTATAATTCAGTTCCTTATCGTTACATTCTTCCTTTCCATGAAATCTATCAGTTCGCTGCTGACATGGGTGGTGCTGGTTTCGTTTTCACTGGCGAGAATGATGCAGATATTATGCATAATTCAGTTTCAATCAACCTGAATGTTCTTGAGGCACAACGTCAACTGAATGAAACTTTTGATGGTGTTGATAATGGCACTGCATGTGTTCGTCCTGTTCTAGATTATCAGACCAAAATTTTCTACTCTGGTTCTGCTTGCATGTACCCAGAACATAACCAACTTGATCCCGATAATCCCGACTGCCGTGAAGAATCTGCATATCCCGCTAATCCTGATAGCGAATATGGATGGGAAAAACTCTTCTCAGAAAGACTCTATTTCGCTTACAATCGTAATCACGGCATCCCTGTTCGCGTTGCTAGGTATCATAATATCTTTGGTCCTGAAGGAACCTGGGAAGGTGGAAGAGAGAAAGCACCTGCAGCAATCTGCCGTAAAGTCGCATATCTTCCAGAGAACGGTGGAACCATCGAGGTGTGGGGAGATGGCTTACAAACTCGTTCCTTCTTGTATATTGATGAATGCATCGAGGCAACCCGTCGATTGATGGATTCTGATTTTATGGGTCCGGTCAATATTGGATCTGAAGAGATGGTAACCATCAATCAACTGGTTGAAACTGCTGCCAAAGTTGCTGGCAAGAATGTGGAGAAGAATCATATTGATGGTCCTCTTGGGGTTCGTGGTCGCAATTCTAATAATGATCTGATCCGTGAAAAACTTGGATGGGATTATTCTCAAACT